TTAGTAGCCTTGTCATATATTCTTCTTAGTTCTGGATACTTTCTAATATCTTTGTAATAGTCGCCACTATATATAAGCTTCTTTAGCTTATCTTCACTCATGTTTGTGCCGAGCTTCTTTAGCTCATCTGGACTTCCTATTATCTTGCTGATTACAGAGTCAAACGTAGACATTCTTGCAGAGTTTTCTACTAGCTGACCAGTTCTGCCTACTGTATTCTTTAGCATGTCTTGATAGCTGCGATATAATTTCTTAGCATTGCCTGCACTAGCAACGTCATCAATCATTCTTGTTGCTTCTTTGCTGCCTACCTTTGCTATAAGCATTGGCTTAGATAGATGTCCTTTTCTGAAAGCTTCACCAAAGAACCCTTCTGATACTGCACCACTATTAATCCCTGCTTTAAATAGGTTGTCGTTTACGTTGATGCCTCTTAAGATTCCTTCGTTAGGATCAGTTAGCTTTATTAATTCTTTAAACTTCTTCCCATCAATAAGATCTGCGCCTGACTTCATAACGCCCTCAAGACCATTATTCATGTAGGCTCTAACAGTATTCTCAGAGAAGTTATTAAGTACCCATGACTGAGAGAATGTAAGCTGTTGCTGCTTAAGAAAGTTAGTGAATGAGTCTAGCCCATCAACTGCTTTAGTTAAATACTTAAGAGGATTAGCTTCATCTACCTTGCCATACTTGACACCATTAACAATCTTTCTAGCTTCTCTTTCTGCTTTGTTCATAAAGTATAATGGGTATCTCTCTGCTTCTAGCTGCATTCTTTCTTTAAAGTTTAGTCCACCTGTCTCTATCTTGCCTGACTTAGATCTTTTAACTAGACCTGTCTTAATATTGCTAGGGTCTACGTTCTTATATATATCGTCTAGGTTCTCCATAGCAGAAACTTCAAACGTATGGAAGTCTATAGGAACAAGGTCAACAAAGTCCTTGCCATGTTTGGCTTTCATAGCTACGTTGTAGTCTGTTATCATGTCTCTATTTCTTTGGACAAAAGAGTTAACGTTCCTAGTTAATTTCTTGTCTCCTATCTGCCCAAGCTTAGCCATAACCTTTCTCCCTACGTGGGTATTGGTTAGTGCTGTCATCTTGTTGAGCTCTTTCTGGTCTATCACTGTTGACATAAGACCACTGCGATCTTTAGCCCCAGCGGATATAGCATCTATGTCATTGAATGATTTAACAAGCTTATCTTGTGCGCCCTTGCCAACGGCATCATTAACTGACCCGTACATCTTAGCGTCCTTGACAAAGTTATCACTACCGCCTTTGGCAGTATACTTCTCAAACGTATCACCAACAGGGTTAAGGATAACTCTATCTCCGAACTTAGCTTTGCCTGCTCTTGGAAGCTGATAACCTAGCGAATTCTTAGGCATATCTATATCTTTAATATCTAATCTATATTTAAGTCTGTCTGAGATTAGGTCGTTTCTAAAATCAATGGTATCTTCCCAAGCCATATCTCCTACATCTGCAAGCTTGGCTGACTCTGCATCTGAGATATCATATAGACCAGCTTCATAGTCTCTAGTCTTTACGCCTCTAGTTATCTCATCAAATTTATCTCTACCTTTCTTGACAATATCTGATGCTTCGCTGAATGGCATTGTAGCTTTCTTAAATACTTCTGGATGTATCTTTGCCTGTACTGCATCAACTAATGCGTTACCAACTGTACCAGCTTCTTTAGCTATGCCAAGTGCAGGTGCGGCTATGCCAAGTCCAGAGCCATACTTAAGTACACTAGGCACTATCTCTGATGGCTTATCTGCTGCTAATAGTCCTACTCCACCACCAATAGCTCCAAGCTTTATTGCTGACTTGCCTACCTTACCTAGCTTATCGTATGCCTTTACTGCCTTCAGCGCAGTAGAGCCAGCCTTGCCAGTAGATGCTAATGTCTTTGCAACCTTTAGCCACTTCATAGGGTTAATTAAAAATAGAGGATCAAGCATAACATCAGCAGGAAATGCTAATGCTGGGTTGGTTATATTAAATGCTTGCGAAGGTAAGAACTCCTTCTCTCCAGATACTATCTGTTTTACTGTAGGTATTTCCGCCTTAACATCTCCGCCAAGAGCCTCAATTAAGTTAGCACTACTCACCATGCTTAAGCCTTGTGGCTTCTGTAGTGCATTGAATACGTCACCAATAACAGTATCTTTGCCAGTATATTCTTCTACTGTTTCCATGATACTGTCTATGGTTGATTTATCTCTAGCCATTTATTACCTGCCTAATACTTGAAACATCTCTTCTCTAAAATCTTCTGGTGTTGCATCGATCTGGTTCTTCTGGTATTGATTATATATCTTCATAAGATCAAGATCACTATTCCCTTTAGGTGGAACATTAAGCTTGTCTTCTCTGATGTCTTGACCAGTATATGCGCCAAGCAACTGAGACAGCATGTTGCCATAGTCTCTTTGTGATGAGCTAGCATCTGATTG